GGGGGGGGCCGGGGGGCGGAGCCCCCCGGAGGGGGGGGACCCGCGCGCATGTGCGCGGGGGGGGGAGGCAATGCCTCCCCCCGGGGGCCGCGCGCGCAGCGCGCGGCCCCCCCGCCGACGGTTTTTTGGCGCCTTTTTTTAAAAAAGAGGAAGGAAGTCAGCCATTTTGTAAAACAAAATGGCGGCGGTGACGTGTACACACGTGGTAAGTCACGTGACGGGGCCTACTTCCGGGTTACAGCGGGTCCCCTCCACGTGACTTGTGACGTATGGACGACCTTTGACCCGGAAGATGTTGTCCACCATTTTGTGTAGCTTCCGCCGAGGATGACCTTTAACCTTTACGTCAATCCTTGACGTCAGCTACTTAAAATGGCGGCTGTGACGTCACTGGAACGGCCATTTTGGTAGTTTTTACAAGGTAAAATGGAGGCCGAAGTCTATGGCGACCCCTGTTACTGACAAATGGCAAGAAGATAAAGGCCTTATGGCGAAGTCTGGCCCCACTCACTTTCGTTACTGATTCATAGCTCCTGAGTCCAATGGCAACTCGGAGTCTGTTTAGTAAATTTCCCGACCCCCGCGAGCCCGAAGTGGTCTGACACGCGCGAGCGTGTCAGCACGAGCGGGGGTCTGAGGTGCCGCGCGCAGCCGAAGGCGTAGCGCGCGGCTCCGAAGGCGTTGAGCCCCCAAGGGTCGCACTCCTCGCTTCGCTCGGAGTGCTTAGTTACTTTTATAAGCAGACACCGACAAGTGAAAGTCCCACGGCCTAGCTTTATTGAAATCCAAGTTTAAAGTTTACACGGTACTGGTTCTCCTTGGGGGCCCAGGGGTAGTAAGGGGTATCTCTTAGGTTGCCTCTGGGGGGTCTGTCCCATATTCTACAGGCCTCGTACTCCTCTTTCCAGTCATTACTGGAAGGGTTGTAAGGTTTGGGGTCACCAAACATGTTTATGGTGCTATTTGAAATAAGGATGCTAGATCCCCCCCCCTTGGTAACAAGGTAGGGTTGATATCTTGATTTTGTTGGATTTTTTGGACTTGGTTGAAGAGGAGTCTGAGTTTGACTCCCAGGATTCGCTGTTGCTGCAGCTGCTGCTTGAGCTGCTGGGAGACGGTCTGTGTCTCTTCCTCTGAGCTTTGCGACCCGCTTTCCTCCTGCTGCGAGTCTTCCCACGGGGGGACTCGTCTGAGGAGCTTGACTGGGGGGAAAAGTAAGCTTTCTTTTTGCTCCCCTTCTTGGCTGGAGTGGTACACCTCGGTGTCCCTCCTGGGTCTCTTGTGGCCTGCTGAAAAAATGTCAGTAGTTGTTGGTTGTTGTTGCATTCTCTGAATAGCTTTCGGGCCAAAGAGACCACGTCTGAAGTCCCAGGTATGGAATGTGAGTTCCGGTGAGTTGTATTTCGGGTCAACGATTTGTAAGCTTCTAGGGACTCTATTGCCCGAGGAGTGGGTTTCTTTGCAGGGATTTCTAACAACCTGTTGGCGAACGGGGTTTCCACCCCAGATCCACTTAAAACGGTATTTCATACCCAGAGATACTTTTTTAATGTCTGAGTGGTATGCAAAGGGGCCTGACTGTGCTAAGGCCTCTAGTACTTCTTGCTGGTGAAATAATGTTGGATACCATTTAGCTCTCATTCTAATAGGCACATTACTACTACCTCCTGGCATTTTACCATTTCCAAAGTTTAAAGAGTAAGGAACAAAGCCTTTTGTGGGGTCTGTGTGTACTAGTAGTTGTGGGTCTGTAAAGGGACTTCTTATTAGTAGCCTGGCATTCATGTGTATGTTTTGGTCTCCTGTACTTTTTGCACAAAATTCTACATATCCATATGCTGCTGCCCATAGAGGTAGGTCTGATATTAAGCATTTACTTTGTACTTTGTCATAGTTCATGTTTTTTTTGCTTAGCCAGTCTATCCATAACATGTTGCCTTCTCCTCTGTCTGTGAATGGATTGTACTTTATGTCTGTATATGCTCCTGTTGTTTCAAAGTAAGATCTACCAGGGGATAGCCATATTGAGCTGTACAGTCCTCCATGGTATTCTAGTGTGTGGTCGTCAGTTGTGAAGGTGTTTCCTAGCAAGGTTTTTGTTGCTTTTGAGTATAATGTAGCTGCTTGTTTTGGTAAATTTTTAATTTTATCGTTATATACTGTTCCTCTGTACCAGGAGTCATTACAGGTTAACATAGTTACTGTGGTTGTGGTGGTGCCTGGATATGTATAAGTTGTTGTGGCTGCTGTAGTAAACTTGGTTGTGTTTATGTATGATCCCCATGTTGTTGCTGGTGTGTTTGGTGTTATATTGCCTGCGTCTATAAATGGCTTTAATTGGGCTATAGTTTGTGTGGTATTATAAAAGGGAATGTAATCTGTTATCTGAGTAAGTAGTTTTTCTCTTTCTGATTTTTGGTCTGGTAATATGCTAATGTTTTGATCATACATGGATTGCAGAACCTGGAAGTTCACAACCACAGAGTCAGTTAGTGGTGAGCCGAACGGATATTGCATATCCGCTGCGGTTGCATAGACAGTTAGAAGCACCATGTCACAAAGATCTGTTTGGGGGTACCATTTATCAGTGAACATTTTTGGTGCCCCTACTCTTATTTTAATATAGTGTTTTTTTCCCGGTCTAGATTTTAAGCTAGGTATCCATCTTGCTCTTTTGTCTAGGGCTAGCATGCCTGGGTGTATGCTAGGGGCTGTAAGTTCTGTGTCTAGAAAAGGAGGCATGGTATTAATTTTTATGATAAAATCTACATCTGGGTGTCTGAAAAAGTACATGTTTACTCCTAGATATCTACAAAGGTCTAGGTCTTCGTTAGATGCTGTCCAGTAGTTCATAAACCTTTTGTACTCGTCATACAGAATTCTTAAAGTAAATTTGTCTGTAGTCATACCCCCCCCCAAGGGTCCTGGGTAGTTGGTATCGTCTGAGTGTGTGGCATAGTTTCTGCTGACAGTATTTTCGCCACATATTAGTACAGGGATGTAGCCTACTATGTTACATCTCCTTCTGTAGTTTGGTTGCCATTGTCTTATTATTATTTTAGCTTTTTTTCTGCGCCTGCCCTTTCTTTTCCATCTCCTATATCTCCTCCTCCACCTCCCTCCTCTGCGGCGTCTCCTTACGTTTCTGCGGCGGCCACGGCGTCTAGCAGGTCTGCGTCTTCGGGTCCTCCAGCGGCGCCTCCATGGTCTGCGTCTCCACCTGCGCCACCGTCTTCTCCTTCGGCGCCACCAGCCATAGGCCATGGTGCTCTATCTCCGGGCGCCTCTGGCGCAGCCGGGAGAGCCGGCAGCCGTCGGAGGGGCAGGTTTCGCTGGGGACCGGGAGGGGGTGGGTTTTGCGGGGCACGAAGCACAGAAGCAAGATGATTAAAATGAGCGACAGCGTCGGGACACCCGCACATAGCAGCGTGGGAGCTAAGTATACTTGAGTACCATTGCCAGTTAAGGTAGTGTTGATCATTGCGAGGTGGGGTCCACATTACTATTAGTAGTTTGCAAGCCTTGTTTGTTGTTCGCACAGCACGCAGTGACAGCGCCCTTTTCTTTCTGTAATGCCTGCCAATAAACATGCTTTTTTCAGAGCCTTGCCCATAGCCCGGCCAGTCCCGAGCCCGAATTGCCCCTTGACTTCGGTGTGTAAACTCACCTTCGGCACCCGCCCTCGGGACGCGGAGATCTCCCTCCGTGGCTTCACCGCTGCGGACGGGCGTGGAAAACTCAGCCATTCGGAAGTGCAGTTACTTATATGAGGACGTAGACCCGGCCCAGGAAATGGATGACATAGCATTCGGTTGGCCTGTGGGTGTCACGTGGTTAGTGACGTAGCAAAAT